GTGTTGCGCTTTGTGCCTGTCCTATCGCTGTGTTATATTCAGTTTCGAGCCAATTTTTATTATATTGGTCGTATATCCCAAACGCTTCGTCCCTGAAATTAGCAAATGACTTAATGTTTTCGTCCCCTGCTAATAAACTAATGTCCTGTATTTGTTGGTAAACTTTCGCACCTGAAAACGTGTAAATGTTTTCGCTTAATTCCCGCAAAAGACTTGGACTTGGCGACCCGTTAACACTACCAAAAGCCGACAACAACTTTTCCGAAATTGCGTTGTATAAACCAACGGGCAAATTACGGGCGTTTATTGACCCGTCATATATCCCCTCGATTAATGCGTCGATTTGTTGTTGCGTGTAATTCATTACTTATATAAACTTTCTAATCTATTTTTTACGCTTTGACTTGGAATTGGACTTGAAGCAACGGCGGGCAAATCAAATAATTTAATGCCTGTTTGCTCCTCGAAATATTCTTTATCCATTTGTAAGCCTGCTTGTTTTATCTTAACGGCTAACTCCACAATGTTATTATTTGTTTCTATTTGCTCGCTGTCGTTTTTAAATTCGAACATTACGTCTTCTGGAATTGCAAAGCCTAAATTTCGAAGTCTCGGCAATAACTCGCAATTGATAACGTCCGTAATAAATACGCCGTCTTTCGTTTGCTTGTCTTCCAACGCCTGCGCTGTTGGGCTTTCTTCTCCTTGACTTGAACCGATTTTCCCCGCTGTGCTATCCAATGCGTCGGCGTGTCCTAAAATCAATTTAGATATTTTCTTTTCGATACGCTGTTCTAAATCCGCGTAACCTTTGTAACCTGTCCCGCCCAATTGAGTATCTAAAAACTCGATTGTGTCGTCCATAGCGTCCAAAATCGCATAACCTGCCGACCCCATATTAGCAACGGCGTCCTCAAATGCTCCGCGTTCGCTTTCTGTTGTTTTGTTTGTTTTCCCTATTCTGTACGGTTGTGAATATAATTCTACAAAATCCCCGTTGTAACCTAAAATGTTACGTAAAAATATTTCGTACAATGCAACCGAGTAAAGTAAACCAAACCCACATTTTGACGAACCGATGTCGTTAACGGTTTTAATATAAACGTGCCAATTTTTAAACTCGTCCGCTTCAAAACTTACGCCGTTAACGTCGTACGGTACAGCCGAAACGACCTTACGGTCAGGCGAAACGTTCCAACGTTTAATAACTTCGATGTCTTCGAACTTCCCGTCTTTAATATCTCCCAAACTTACCAACGTGTAACCGAAAAATATTGTATCTAATGAAAACGACATAAATTTATTAAACCAAGCCGAGTTCAACATTTTTTCAACGTCTTCGTTTGGTGTTTTGTCTGCGTTTAGTATTTGCCAATCCCTTAACAATGTCAAATCTTTTCGGCGTTCAATACAAGCCGAAACGTGTCCGTTTAAAATTGTGTCTACGAATGTTTCCTGCATTTTAACTCTGAACGGTACATACGCGCGCTCTGCTTCCTCGATACCCTCGCGCCACGTTAAAGTATCTTGTTTAATACGTTGCAATTGTAACGGCATAACTCGCGACCCTAAATTTTTAGGGTTGTCCTGCTGTGGTGTTAAAATTTGCGTATAGTTAAAAAGGTTTTTAAATCCTTTTATTTGTTTGTCAAGTAGTCCCATTTTTTAGTATTGATTAACATTTTTACGATTACCGCCGTAACGAATACGGCTACCCTCTGCGGGTGTTTTTGGTGTTAACTTTGGCGTTACGTCCCCAAATGCGCACATTTTTAACCAAGCCAAAGCGTTTTCGTAACGTGTTTGTCTTAACTCGGGAATGTTTCTCGGTGCAATTCTACTATGTAAGTGATATAATGCAATATCGATAATGTACGCTAATAACTGCGGGTCTCTCGCTGTCCCTACTTTTGCCAATTCCGCGTCGAAATCATATTTTTGTATTAGAAACGAACGGGCTTCGGCTTCTGCCAAAAGTCCTGCGCTCTCTCTAATTGCTACGTTGTTGCTGATTATTTGTTGCAAGTTAACGTCTTGTATCTGCATTAAATAATCGTCGCTTTGTAAGTAAGCCATAATTTTATTATTTTAATAACCTGATTTGGTTTTATTTCTCCCTATTGATATTGTAGACTTTCGCCCACCTGTTAAATAATTTTGATATTCGCTTGCAAATGCTACCGTTATAAAATAACGTTTCGCGTCGCTACAATGTCCGAACTCCTCAAAACTTACCTTTGTTATTGGGTTTGTTTTCTTTGACTTCTTAATCGTACCGTCGCTGTCTTCCAAAGCATATTGATAGTCGAAAAGACTTTTTTTACATTTCTCATTTACAAAGATAGTTATATTTTCGAAACAATTTCTATAAATTTCATTGATAAAACTACCCGATTGAGAAACGCTCGGGTTAACGCTTTGCATACGTAAACGCGGTAAGTATTCCGATAAATTTTGTTGTATTTTAGTATAGAAGTTTTCGCCTTTTGCCAACTTGGTATCTTCTTTAATACTCGTGCGGTCTCCATAAAGAAACAAACCTTTAACCCTGTTGGCGGGGTAGCGTTGTTTAAATTCGTTGCAAGCGTCTAAAACTCTATTTCTCGGGTCGGGCAAACATATTTCGTCTATCTGTGTTGCGACCTTGCCGTTAATTTGCCAAACCAAACAGGTTATATGCGGGTTAACGTTTTCGTCCCACGTTAAGTGAATTGGTAAATTTTCGTCCCAACCTTTCGTCGTAACGTGTTTGTCTGTTTGAAAATCTTTCCAAAACTCGCCACCTGTTCGAAGTTTCCCCCAATTACCTAAACCGTAAATTTGATAGTAATTATAATCGTTTATTTTATCTTTTTCGAAATCATTTATTACGTGAGTGTCGACAAAGCCCCCGATTAAGTTGTTTTCTTCGTCCCATTCGCCAACAATATATTTATTATCAAGGTAATTGGTTTTTAAAATTATCGTGTCTCCTGCGTCGTTTATTTGCGTTTGACAAATATTACTTTCGATGTCCGTTAAAATTTCTTTATCGAAAACATTTTCTTTTATCCAATGCTGTTCGCTAATTGGGTTAAATATTCCGATAATCTGTTGACCTACTCGACCCCTTAAACGTTTTTTAATTTGTTTAAAATCTAATTCGTCAAACTGCGAAATTTCTTCCATTATAACGCGTTTGAATTGCGATATACCTTTTACCTTTTCGCTATCGTCCAAACCACGAAAACGAACAAAAGACCCCGTAGGAACGCAAATAATATAATTTTGTTGTAAGATAAACAAATCGTTTAAACCCCAATCGTTTATAATTCCTTTGAAGTCTGCGAAAATACTGTCGCGAATGTCTGACGCATATTTCCTTAATATTAATGCGTTTTCGGCTTTTCCTGACAGCATTAATACGATTTGAAGTTGTACAACCGAATAGGTTTTGGAACTTGACGAACCGCCGTAAACCCATATAAAACGAAAATCGGCACTACTAAAATATTTTAGTAATAACCAATATAAGTTATTAAATAGTTTCGGGTTAAAGTCTATTTTATCCATTGTTAAACTCCTCGTCGTCGTCGTCGTCGTCGTCGTTTTCTATGTCTCCATAACCAACGCGTAACGTCTTTTGTGTTATTTCCTGTTTGATTTCCTGAACCGCAACAGTTTTTCCCTCTAACCTGTCGATAATTTCTTTATACGAATATAAATCCCCTGCTATTGCGTTGGCGATTTGTACTAAATGTATTTGCTCTGCAACCGTTAAATTTTCTAATTCGTTTGTTATTGGGTTCGTTGCTTCGGTCTTTAAATCTAAAAATCGTTGCAATATTGTTTTACTGTTTAACGAACCTTTCGGGCGTCCGTTCGGATTGCCTGACTGTCCCTTTTTAAATTGGTGCTTTGTTATGTTGTCGTTATTCATTTTTTCCGTTGTTTTTTCGCTGTAAGTTTTACAAAGTTATTGATTTTTGACGGCAAAATTAAAAGTTTTTCTTTTTCGTATTGGTTAATGTGATAACTCAATGCGCTGTAAGACATTCCCAAGTCTATTGCTATTGATTTTATGCCGTCGGCTTTGTGTGCCAAATAATATTCAATCAATAAAATTTTTTGCTTTGAGTTTCTTATTTTGATGTTAGCCATTTTTAAAATTTCCTCAATACTTTTGTTTTGTCGTCGATAGTTACCCAACGATAACCGTTTTTAATTTTTATCGCTTCTTTTTCTTTGGCTTCTTTTAGCAAAATATTTGCTTTTCTTTTTAGTCGCTTTTCTGTTTCGAAAATCGTTTCGTTTAGCGGGTCTATTTGCTCGGGCGTTATCATAAACCTTTGTTGTTAAAACAAGCGTCGTAAAACTCTTGCGCCGTTCCGTTAAATTTACTTTCAAACGCTGTTAAGATTAAATCTTTTTCCCTTTGTTGAAAAGTACGGGCGTAACTAATAGCGACGTGAAACGCTCCGTTTCTTGCTAAATCTTCGACGTCTGCGTCGGCTGTTGGTACTATGTTTTTTGCCAATGCTTCGATTAACATTTCTATTGATGTTTTCATATATTATTTGTTTTTAAAATCTTTTAATGCTATTATAGAACCTAATATAAAACCAATTAGCAATCCTATTAAAAATGGTTCTTTCATATCTTATTTGTTTTTAAATTCTCCAATACCAATTACCAAATAAATGTTTTCTATTTTTTGGCATAAATTCGATAGCGCCAAACGCTACCCACCATTTTTCTAATTTCCAAATATAAAACTCTCTTTCGTTTACTATCATTTTTATTGATTTTGTTTGTTGTATTCGTCCATTAATCTTTCGAACTCTTTTACTGCGTTATCGTATACTTCTTTGAAGTCCATAAATTCGTATACCCTACCGTCTGCGTCTTTGTTTTTTATTTTTAATACGTTATGATATTTTCGGCTTTTTATCAATTTGATGTCTAACGGGTCGAGTTTTAAAATGTTTAATTCCCCGTCGTCGGGGTTTATAACTAACAACTCAAAAATATTAAACGGTTTGTTGTTTGCTATTTTTTTATACTGCAAAACTGCAAACGGTAATTTTGCGTCGATTAACTTTTCTATTCTTTGCATTTTAATTTTATTGTGATTGTTAAATTTCCCTCTGTTGCTTCTAAATTGTCAATTCCTAACGTCTGCATTGCTTTTTCTAATTTGATAAAGTAGGGCGGTTGTTTTCGCTTCAAAATTGATAAATTAGCCGTAGTGTAGTTTAATACTGTGGATAATTCATTTTGCGACCTGCGGGACTTATAAAATAATTCCTTAAATATACCCATTTTTTTACAATTTAAAAAATTCTATTATTTTTTGTAACAAAGTTTTGTTTTTAACGACGGTTATTTCGTTTTCAACAATCGGCGTTTTTATGTTTAAAGATAATTTATTGGAATAGTTTAAAACTTCCAACGCTAATTTAGGCGAATAACTTTTTAATGCAACGTAATTTCTCGCCCCGTTGTTTGCGTTGTTTTTAATAATTTCAAGTTTTGATAACGACGTAATAAAATTTTTATTAATTTTTAAGTCTTTTCTTAACTTTGTTAAATTAACGGTCGGGTTGCTCTCTATTAAAAATAAAGCGACTTTTAATGCTGTTTCGTACTTTTTTACTTTTTTTAAATTGTTCATTTTTTTGCTTTTTAAGTTAGTATTTTTTTTCAAAAGTACATTTTTTTTTAATAAAACAATAATTTTTTTATTTATTTTCTTTATTGGTTTTAAAAAACGGGTTTAATAAATCGTATCTCCCGACATAAAATTCGTTATTATCAATGTATTTTATTTTATGATACCAAACGCCGTTATTTACAAAAGTACCCGACAAATAGCATTCTCGACCGTTTTTGTCTTTTTTAACTTCTGCGTGTTGAGGAACTTGTTTCGTTCCGTGCCAACGACAACCCGCGAGCAATTTATTTTTATTATTCATTTTTTAAAATCTTTGTCAATTCTCTGTATTTAATTTTCAAAACTTCAATTTCGGGAATTGTTAATTTTAAAATCCCGTGCCTGCTCTCGTTTAATTTTAAAAGGTTTTCGCTTCCTATCCTGTCGCCTAACCTCAACGAATATTCGTTTATATTTCCGTGCCTGTGTTGGTTACATTCTACGCATTGACCGTGTACGTTATGAATGTGAAATCGTAAATTAGGGTATTTCCCAACGCTGTAAAAATGTCCCGCGTCGTATTTTTGTGTAAAAGATTTTCCGCACGAAACGCAACCTTTGTTTTTGTCTCTCTCCCGTATGTAAGTATTAAAAATCTTTTGTAACTCCTGTAAATAATCTTTTTGCGTTTTTAACTTTTCTTTTAAAATTTTCTTTTCCTGTTTGGCTTTGTTGGCTTTTAACTTTTCGGCGTGTACCTTTGCGCACTCGTAACCGCATACGCCCTGCAACTGTCTTGCAGGTGTGAAAACTATTTGGCAAACTTTACATTTTTTAGGTTTTATTTTAATTTCCATTAATCAAATTTTAAAGTTAGGTTTTCGTTTGGCTCGGGAATATTGACCCCGAAATATTCTAAAGTAAATATTCTAATTTCTGCGACAAAATCCATAAATTGAGACGTTGACAATTCCGTCGTAGACTTTACGCGCTCGACAACTTCGCCCGTGTCTTCATTTGTTAAGATTACTTCTTTTAAAAATTTTAATTTAATTAAATCGTGCGCCCCCTCGTTTGTGATTATATGCCCCGCGTCGCGTAAACAATTTTGCACAATTGGAATAATGACGCCGTAATAAAAAGCGTTTTGCGGGTTGGAACGTTTTTTCTTTGGTTTCTCAAATGTAATTGAAACGCTTTTGCCCTCATAACTACGTATTGCGTCGATAATTAAATTTCGATTTCTTTTAAGGTTTCCGCCCTGTACGTCCGATATAATTGTAATTTTTTGCATTACATTATTAATTTAAAATCTGCAATCATTTGTCCGTCGTCTCCCCATTTAAAATAACCCATTTCAAAACCTTTGGCAAAATAATTATATTTCTTTTTGTTTGCGATTTCTTTTCGCAACTCCTCGCGTTCCTTTGGGTCTGAAACATATCTAAACCACGAAAACGAATTAGTCGGGTTATACATTTTTTGAATTAATCCCAAGTCTTCCAATTCCGAACAACGCGCCGACGCTGTTTGTATTTTAAAACCCATTAAAACAAGGTTTTCAATTGTTAGCGGTCTTTTTGAAATTTCTAAAAGTATTTTCGCGCTGTCGCTTTTTGCTTTTCCTGACGTCAATTGAAAAATTAACGCGTCTATTTTATTTGATTTCATAACTCTAAATTTATTGTTTTATTAATTCGTTAAAAACCGCGTCGTTAACCGTTGTATATGGCAAATTTGATTTTCTATTAAAATAACTAACGACGTTATTATTTTCCTGTATTGCTTTTGTTTTGCGTTTGGTTAGTTCGTCTTCAAATTCTTTTTTTAATTGCAAAAATAAATTAATACTTTGCGACGTTGTTTTGTCTCTAAAGATAATAATTTTTAAATCCTGTAAATTTTCGTTTTGATTTTTAATACAAAATAAAATATTAAAATACTTTGTTACTCTGTTTTTCATAATTGTAATTTTTAAAAGTTAGGTTTGTTTTTTTCGTTAAAAATTTTTTCTAATTCCTTTTTTTCTATTGCTTCCCCAATTACAAACGGCAACCAATCCCCGTTAACTGTAAAAGCGAAATTTTCAAAGGGTTGGTTTCTGCTATATTCCGAAGTTACTAAAACGGCGTCGTCTTCCTTTTCTACAAAAACAACCGTTTCGGCTTTTTTCAAAACTGCCGAGCCTAAATGCCCCGTCGGTTTATTACTTCCGAAATTCCTGTGTAAAACTGTAATAATGTGGCAATTTTCGTTCCCGCTCCATTCTAATAATTTTTGGCTTACCTCGTTTGACTGCTCCAAGTTATTAACGTCGTTAACTAAATCTGCAACCCCGTCAATAATTAATAAACCGATATTGCCTTTATACTCGCTTTCGTTAAATATCCAATCTATAAACTTAAAACGTTCGTTTGCCGATAACGTACGCAACGCAAAAGGTTTGTAATTTACAGGGTTTTCGCCTACCATTTCGGCAACCCTGCGGAAAACGCGTTGGGCGTGAAATTCGCTCTGCTCTGTATCAATATCGATTATCCATTTTTTACCGACGTTATGCCCTTTTATTTCCGTAGAATAAAAATTGGAATTACCCCCAATATAACAAGCCGTCAACAAAGATTTTAAAAATGTTTTTTTTGATTTTGAAGCCCCTACAATACAACTAAAATCGCCATAACTTCCAAACGGTATAGGGTAATTTTTACCTTTGTATTCACTTTCACCGATACTAATTGCAACGGGTTGCGGTTTAAATACTTCGTCGATGTCTACGAATTGCGTATCGTGTATTTTTTTAAAATTAACGTCCTGCTCCTGCGGGCTGTTTTTTAGTTTAATTTCGGGTATTTCAATCATAATTTTATTAATTTAAGTTTTTATAACGGTTAATCGCTTCCGTAATTTGATTGTTTAGTGATTTTTCGACCGTTTTATAGTCCCAAATACCTTTTGCGTACTCAATATACTTTTTTTCGTTTTCTTTCAAAATTAGCGCGTCTGTGTCGATTTCTTCGTTATTTGAAAATGCGGGGTGTTTTTCTGACAAACCTATCGACTTGCTATATTTCATTAATTCCAAAAAATTTAATCTATCGTGGAAATTTTCGTAAAAACTTATAATTGGTTTTTGTAACATTTCGTTTAAATTTCTTTGCGCGAAATTAATGTCTTTGTAAAATTCAATTTCCTGTATAAATTGGTTAACGTAAAGTTTAGCAAAAATATAATTTTCTTTAATTGTTTTTTCTTTTTCTCTATTTATCCATTCCGCCAAAAACGTAACCGCTTCGACGTCGTTTTGATTTGGTGTATATGTTCCGTTTGATAAACGCCATATTATACGTTGCATTGCTTTTTCAATATTCATAGTTTATAATTTATCAATTTTTTTAACTTGCTTTTTGTTTTCTCTCGCGGACATAACTAATTTTTGTATTTGCTCCCGTAGTTTTGAAGTAGACAAAATATTGGTTTTCCAAAAATCCCCTTGCGGGCTGTCTAAAAATTCCCATACGTCCCGAAAATCGTTTATAGTACATTCGTTATTTGTAATCGCTAAACGTATCGGGTCAACATAATTTTTAAACGTTGCATTTTGTTGGTTTTTTGTTGGCGCGTTTCTTTGGGTAAGATTTTTAATAAATAACTTTTGAAATTCTTTTGCTATATTAAAATACAATTGTAAATCTGTCGGAACGTCTGAAATGTTAATTTCAGATAATAACTTTTTATGTATAACACTAACATTAACATTAACAGTTGAAACCGTTGAACGACTTTCAACGTTCGTTAACGTTCGTTGGTTTTCGTTTAATTTAGTTAGCGCCCGTACTTCTGCCGACTTCTTGCCCGCTTCGCTCCATTGCTTGCGTTTGTCTTCATATTTAATTAAATCCCTTTTTAAAGATTGTTTTATCGGTTCGAATGCAATTTCTATTAAAATGTCATTTGCAACAGGGTTTTCGTCGTTTACATATTTTAAAATATGTAAAAACAATTCTCCCGCCTTTGCTGACGGCATTTTTTCAATCGTATGTATTAAATCGGAATATAAAATAAAACCTTTTTTGTCTGTTGCCATAATGTAAAACGTTAAAATCCGATACAGTCCGCCTATTGTGAGATTTGGCATTCCGTATCGGATTTCTATAATATTTTATTGCTTGTAAAAAATCTCACTAAATTACAATTGCAAATATAAAACTATTTTTTTAACTAAACTGGTTATCGTTTTCGTTATTTTCTAAAAACGGCGTCGCTTCAATTGTTTGCGAAATCGCTTCTTTATATTCGGGCGTTTTAACGATTTGTTCTTTTATAAAGTCGGGCAACCCGTTATATTTTAATTCGTCAAAGTTTTCGAAATCAAAAACAAATGTTTCGTTAAACTGTGGCGGGCAAACCAACCCTTTTGGCATTGGCGAAACGCTCCCGATTGCCTGATATGTTTTTGTAGGGTCTTTTTTACCTTGAACGTGTATAATATTAAGCATACACGGAACGCCTAAAAGTTTTGTAATGTCAAACGCTTCGGCTTCTTCTTCCGTGAACGCCTTACCTCTCCAACTCTGCAAATCTTTTCTTAAATTTGCTTTGTCCGCTAAACTCAAAGTATATTCTTTGTCGATAACGCAAGGTTGTTCGCCTTTTTCAGGGTTAAAAACTTTTAACTCTGTTGGTAATTCCCAACCTATGCGGACTTTGTGCATATTTTTTTTAACGCCCAAAAATTCTTCCTCGACTGTCCCAATTTCTACCATTCGATAACAACGGGCAACGTAGTTTCCCGCTTCTATTAATTCTTTGTCGAATGCTTCTCCTTTTTTTGCTGTAATTGCCATAATTTTGATTTTTTAAAGTTTGTTGTTAAAATTTTGCTGTAATTGAACTTTTGCGCGGTGTAGTTCCTACCTTTGGAACGTCGTTCCCGTATGCGTCGATTATTGTTTGTTTTTGTGCTAATTTAAGCAATTCGACGCGAGCGTCTAAATCGGCTTTTAATTGATTATATATTTCGTCTTCGGAATAATTAACCGTATTACCGCCGTTAGTATAGTTAAATTCTACGCCGTTTTTGTCTGTCTTTTCAAATAATTGTATTTTGTCCCTAAACGTTGCGTCTGCTGAATTTACAACCTCTTTAAGTCTGCAAAAATTCGTCCAAACTAATAACGGGTCGACTTCGCCTTTTTCTAAAATGTCGTCGACAATTTTTTTTCCTGTGGCTACTGCTTCTTTTTTTGTGAACGTCGCGTCGTACATTGTCGCTAACTGTTCCGCTTTAAAGTTAAAAAAAAGTTCTTTGCTCATAATTCTAATTTTTAAATGATTAATTTGTTTCTAATGTTTCGTAGTCTTCGACTTCTATTTCGTTTATGTCGTCGTCTTCGTTTTCGTCTTCGTCTTCCCAATTTGCGGGGTTGTCAGGGTTAAACGTCCCCTCGATGTAATCGTCTAAATTCATAATTTTTGATTTTTAAGTTTTGCAAATGTAGTTGTTTTTTTTAATTACACAACTTATTTTTATTTAATTTATCCCTAAATAAGATACGAAATATATCTTTTTCCGTTTTGTTTAAGTCCGTGTATTTTTTATCTAATAACGTCCAAAAACCGTTTTTTAACCTTAACATTTTATTGCTTCTTTTAAGATTTTGTAGGCGTTTTCTCTACCTCCTACGGCGTTAATTTGGTTTTGTGAAAATACCAATTGAAAACGTAAATTTTTAACGTCTCGCGGGTGTATTGCTTTACGCCCGCGCTTGTTTTGCTTTTCTGCTTCCATAGTTAAATTAAATTTTGAATTTCGTTACTTACTTTTGTAAAAGCGTAATTAAATTCGCTTTCTGTGCTTCTCTCTGCGTCAATATCAAAGGGTAAATTTGCGTGCATAATTTGCAAACCTTGACCGTTTTTTACTAAAGTAACACAAACGCAATGCTCTTGCGAAATGATTTTAAATTGGTGCGCTACTGTTTTGTAATACGCAGGTAATGTGATTTTTTTTGTGATTGTGATTTCCATTTGATTAGATATTAAAAATTAAGTTAATGATTATACGACCGATAAAATACGCTCCGCCTGCAATGGCTAAATAAATTTGGTACTTTTGTTTTGATAAAATTTTTCTCATAATGTTTTTTTTTAAAAATCTATTTCGTTATTAATTAAACTTTTTTGTATTAATTCTATTTTTGAATTTAGAATAAATTTTTTTATTTCGTCCCAACCTTTGTAATCGTTGCTTTCTCTTTGTGAAATAATTAACTCTCTGTCGTTAATTTCGTTTTTTGCTTGTTCGAGTTCATTTAAAAACGCTTCTCGGTGTTGTTTTGTTAGTTTCATAATTATTTTATTTTTTAAGTTAAGCGCGTTACAGTCGCGCCCCTGTTTTGTTTTTAGTTTTTAAACGCAAACCAATTTCCGTTATTATCATCTGCATAAAATTTACCTGTTGCAAATGAAATCCAAACGTTAAAATTTGAGTTTGCTAATATTAACATTTTAGCGCCGTTTGTTTTTTTTATGTTTGTAACTTTTGAAAAAGTTTCCGTTTTTGATAACTCGTTTACTTTGTTTAAAATTGTAGTTGTCATAATTTCTATTTTTTTAGTTGTTATTACTTCTGCAAATATATAAATACATTTTAATTACGCAACACAATTAAATAAAAATAATTATCTTTTTTGTTAATTTATAATAATTCTAAATAAAAAACCCGCTTTTATTGGACTTGTTTAAAATAAAAAACATTAACTTTGTAAAACTGTTCTCATAATTCAGTATTTTTTTAAGTGAAAAGACAGTCGGCGTTTGATTACGTCGGCTGTTTTTTATGCAAAAAAAACCCGCTAACAACGTAGCGGGTAATTATATTATATGAACCAAATTAAATTCTTATATTTCCTATATAGATAATATATTGGAATTATCAAAAGAAGCAACCACCACCAAAAAGAAAAAGACGTTTTTTTAATATCTTTTTTAATAACTTCTTTTAAATTGCTTTTTTTGGCTTGTTTTACTATTGTTTTAACTTCTTTTATATCTTTTATAACAATTGTATTTACTTTTTTATTTCTGTGCCTTAAACGGGCGTTTTTGTAAGTTTTCCCGTTAACTATCATTGGCGCGACCGTGTCAATTGGTTCGATAATAGTTTCGTCGAAAACTTCCGAAACATTTATTTTCGTGTTGTCGGTTTTAACCTCGTTGGTTTTTACTGTCTCGGTCTCGGTTTTCTTTTCTGTTTCTATTGACTTTTTCACTTTTCGTGAACCGCACCCAATCAATAAGATTGACAAAAACAAAGTTAATAGTATTTTTATAAGTGATTTCATAGTTTAAATTTTTGGGAAAATAATTCCGTTATCAATTATTGTTATTCCTTTTTCGACGCGTTGTTTTAAAACTTTCCAATCAAAACCGAACGTCTTTTGGAAGTGTGGCGGGTCTTTAAATTTATTCCAATCCGCCCCACATTCCCAACCCCGAGACTTTAAAAAGTCCGTTATTTCTTTCCAATCCGCTATCGCGTCTTTGTCAAAGTCTCTAATTTGTGAATAGGACGCTTCCTCGAAAATACCGTCCCCGTTGTTATCGTAAAGCAATACGATGTCAAAAGCAAGTCCGTAATTATGTATTGACTGCCAACCTTTCGCGTTTGTAATTTTTGGCTTTTTATTAAATAATTCGTCTTGCAACTGTGGCGAACGATAAACATAGGCAAACCTTAATCGCGCGCCTTTTCCGAGCCTATTATTTGCGTCCGTATAGTCTCTCAACATTTCGTCCCTTAATTTCGGGTGCGCCTGTTTAATTCTTTCAAGTGTAATTTTATCGCTCATTAATTTGTTATTTCGTTAATGCCGTCTTTTATTTCCTTTGCCCTGTTAAACGAACTTTTTAAAAGTTTCCATAAATCAATATTAAAACTTTTTTCGATATTTTCTTTTATACTTACCAATTCAACAAAAATTAACATTATAGCGCAAATTTTAGTAAACATATATGCAACGCTAAAAGATTTTATTATAAATTCATTTAGGACGTAATAATCAATTGCAAACAATAAAATTATACATAATTCATACAACGCCATTTTTGAAATAATATTACTTAAAATACGGCTTTTAATTGACGAAACCCCGTTTAATTTTATAGACTTAAAAATCCCCGTAAATGTGTCTAAAATAATGGCAATGCCAACGCCGATTAAAAGCCCCGTAATTGGCGTATAAAATAAAATTATACTCGTCAAAAAATAGTTTAAATATTTCATTGCTTAATTATTTTTATTTTTCGTCCTTTTTTTCGTCTTCTTTTGTTAGCGTCTCAATGGCTTTTGCAACGTGTATCGCTTCTTGTAATTGTAATAACCCGCCTTTTTGTGCTAAATGTGCTACTTGCACTAAAATTTCGATTGCTTGTTTATTTTCCATAATTTTAAAGTTTTTTATTAATTAATATTAGTTTTCAAATGGTGCTTGTAAGATTTCGTGTTTTGGTTTTTTTAATTCGTCAATTTTTTTCTCTAAATTTTCTTTTATTTCCTGAACGTTTAAAACTGACCCTACCCAAGCGATAACTTGTTTTTTTGTCAATTGTTCGTAAGGTATAAAATTTTT